TTCTATGTGCTATGCTAGACTTGTAAAATCCTAAACAAGCCAAGCGACCTTCTTCCGGGGAGGTCGCTATTCTTTTGGAAGGGAGGTCTTTGGCTCCGCGCTTTTCTCCTTTGCGCGAAGTCTCGCATCGGGCATGGCAGTTGCCAGCGCCGTGCAGCGGTGACAGACGACAAAGGAGGTCTTCGCATGGAAATTGTGAAGATGAAATTATCCGAGCTGAACCCGGCGGCGTACAATCCCCGGAAAGAACTCAAGCCGGGCGACCCGGCCTATGAAAAACTGAAGGCGTCCATCCTATCTTTCGGGAATGTGGAACCTATCGTATGGAACCGCAGCACGGGGAATGTGATTGGCGGTCATCAGCGGCTGCGCGTCCTCATGGATCTGGGTGTATCGGAGAGTGAAATCAGCGTGGTCGAGCTGACGGAAGTCGATGAAAAGCGGCTGAACATCGCCCTCAATAAAATCACAGGCGAATGGGACGATGAAAAGCTGACGGCTTTGCTGGCGGATATTACTGCTGGCGGGGCTGATGTATATTCCGCCGGTTTTGACGATCAGGAGCTTTCCTCCATGTTTGCGGAGCTTTCCAAAGCATCTGCGCATGATGACGATTTTAATCTTACCGCAATGAAAAAGCAAACCATCGGGGTTGAGATAGAGATGAACAACATCACCCGCAAGAACGCCGCTAAAACCGCGGCGGAGTTCTTCGGCACTGGGCGCTTCGAAGATACCGCCAGCCGCAACGGATACAGCACCTGGTCGGCTTGGGACGGTGCGGGGCGCGAGTGGAAGTTCCAGAAGGACGTTTCCATCGCGGGGCCGGACAGCGAAAAGTGCGAACTGGTAACGCCCATCCTGCACTACGAGGATATTGCGTTTTTGCAGGAGCTTATCCGCCAGCTTCGCCACGCCGGAGCGAAGAGCGACGCCAGCCGGGGATGCGGCGTACATATCCACATCGGAGCGCAGGGACACACACCGCAGACGCTCCGCAACCTCGCCAACATCATGGCAAGCCATGAAAGCCTCCTGGTGGACGCGCTTGACATTGACCAGGGGCGCGTAAGCCGCTACTGCCGCACAGTTGACCGGAATTTTCTGACGGAGGTCAACAGCCACAAACCCAAGACGATGGCGGCGCTTGCAGATATCTGGTACACCAGCCAGGGCGAAAGCTACGGACGCGACCACCATTACAACAGCAGCCGCTACCATATGCTTAACCTTCACGCTACCTTCACAAAGGGCACGGTCGAGTTCCGGCTCTTCCAATTCGACGGGCCGACAGCAGAGCGCAAGGGCGGCCTTCACGCGGGACAGCTCAAGAGTTACATCCAGCTTTGTCTGGCGCTCAGCCAGATGGCAAAGAACCTCAAGACCGCCAGCCCCAGACCCCAGCAGAGCGAGAACCCGAAATACGCGATGCGGACTTGGCTCCTCCGGCTGGGTTTTATCGGCGAGGAATTTGCCACAGCGCGCGACCTGCTGACCCGCCGCCTCGCCGGGGATGCCGCCTTCCGAAATGGGCGCATTGCCTGATGTACCATCTTGCCCCACCTGACCCGCCATAAGCGCGGGCTTCGGGTGGTAGAAGGGCAAGGTCTCCACCGGGGACCCGCACCCTAACGGAAAGGACGGTAATACTATGGCAAACGCAAAACGTTATTACATCGCCTATGGCAGCAACCTCAACACTGAACAGATGAAGATGCGCTGCCCGGATGCACAGCTGATTGGTACCTCGGCCATTGGGGGCTGCGAGCTGATGTTCAAAGGGAGTGGGACAGGCGCTTACCTCACCATTGAACCGCGTGAGGGCAGCAGTGTTCCCGCCGCAGTGTGGGAAGTCACCGCAGCGGACGAGCGCAGGCTTGACCGCTATGAGGGTTATCCGGTGTTCTATCACAAGACCAAAATGAAGCTGCGTGTGGCGCTGATCGGCACCGATGAAGTAAAGACTCTGGAGGGCTTCGCTTACGTTATGTGTTCGGAAAAGACTCTTGGAATGCCTGCGATCGACTATTTCATCACCTGTGTCCAAGGATATCAAGTTTTCGGATTCGATACCCGCATTCTGCTGGACGCATACAACAACAGCAAGGAGGGAATTTTATGCGCGGCAAAGCAGCAATGAAGCGGCACGTCTGCCCCCGATGCGGGCAGGCATATGTCGGACGCCCGGCAGCGGCAAGGGACGGGAGCGGTCCCATCTGCCCGGACTGCGGGACGAGGGAAGCACTGGAAAGCATCGGTGTGAATGCGGAGGAGCAGGAGCGCATTCTCGAAATCATTCACCGGAGCCAAACGTAAAACAAAACAGCAAAGCGGCGGACGACTCAAAAAAGGAGCCGTCCGTCTTCTCTTCGGATGCCAAGGTACTGTGACGGCGCCCCCTGGGGAGCGGGGGAGAAAACACCCCGGAAAACGCGTAGTTACCGAAAAAATTTTTTGGGGCACTTTCGTTTCCGGGGTGCCTTTTTGGGGTCGGATACCCGTCAGGGGAGCAGGTGCTTTAGATAGAAAGGACGATTCGATTGGCAACAAAAAGAAAAGAGAAAACTGCGGAATCCCCCGGTTATTGCAAGACCGAGGATCTGGCAAACCTGTTCGGACTAAGCGGGCAGTCGATTAACCAGCTTACGAGGGACGGTGTAATCAAGCGGCGGGACACCCCTGCCGGGAAACGGTACAACGTAGTGGAATCCACCAGAGCCTATGTGCAGTACCTTCGGGAGAGAGCGGCGGGCCGCGCCGAAAAGGGCATACCGGAATCGAAGGAACTGGAAAAGTTTGAAGCTGAGGTGCGCATCAAACAGGCCAAGGCGCAGATTGCCGAACTGGAGGCACAGGAGCTTCAGGGCATTATGCACCGCAGCGCGGATGTAGCCGCGCTGACGGAGGATCTGTTATACACCGTCCGGGATTCCCTGATGGCGCTGCCGGGCCGTCTGGCTGTGGATGTGGCGGGAACCAGTGATGCCGCCGAAGCGGCAGAAATCATCAAGCGAGAGATTTGTTTCGTGATGAAGGATTTTTCCGCTTACAATTATGATCCGGAGAAATACGCGGAACGCGTCCGGGAGCGGATGGATTGGCAGGCAGAGCATTGTAGTGGTGAGAATGACGAATAAAACAGAGGCGCGGCGGCTGATGAAAGCCATCGCCCGGGGGCTGGCCGGGATGCAGCCCCCGGAAAATTTAAGCGTCACCGAATGGGCGGAGAGCAAACGGTACCTCTCCACCGAGGCCAGCGCGGAGCCGGGGCTTTGGCGCACGAGCCGGACGCCGTATCTACGGGATATCATGGACGCTTTCACCGACCCCGGTGTGCGGCATATTGTGCTGGTTGCCGCCTCCCAGGTGGGAAAGACGGAGGTAATTAACAACATGATCGGCTACATCATCGATCAGAACCCCGGCAGTATCCTTTTTGTCCACCCGACCACCATCGACGCCAGGGAGTTCTCCAAGCTTCGGATTGCGCCGATGATCCGGGACAGCCCCGCGCTGCGCCGGAAAATTTCAGCGCCTAAAAGCCGGGACAGCGGGAACACGCTGCTGCAAAAGACCTACCCTGGCGGTATTTTAACGCTGTGCGGCTCCAACGAGGCGCACGCTTTGGCATCCAAGCCGATCCGGTACGTGTTCGGCGACGAGAGAGACCGCTGGGCGGTTTCCGCCGGTACCGAGGGCGACCCGTGGGAGCTGGCGATGGCACGGCAGACCACATTTTATAATGCAAAGGCTGTGGAAGTTTCGACCCCGACCATCAGGGGAAGCAGCAACATCGAGAAAAGCTTCTCCAAAGGCACGATGGAGCGGTGGAAATCAAAATGCCCACACTGCGGCGAGTACCACGAAATCCAGTGGAAAAACATCCGCTATAAGGCGAAAGAAACCGTGGTCAATAACGAGCGCACCTACACGATCCATGATGTGCTTTGGATCTGTCCCAGCTGCGCCTGCACATCCGAGGAATCTGTGATGAAGAAGCAGCCCGCCCGGTGGGAAGCGGACAACCCCGCCGCTTATGTCAATGGAACCCGCTCTTTCTGGCTGAACGCATTCGTCAGCCCGTGGGCTGGTTGGGAGGACATTTGTCTGAAGTACCAGAACGCCCTGGGAGACAGCGGAAAGATGCAGGTTGTCTATAATACCTGCTTCGGCCAGCTTTGGGAGGACCGGGGCAGTACACAGGACCCGGATACCCTGCTGGGCCGCCGGGAGGTTTACGATGCCGAGCTGCCGGAGGGTGTGCTGGCGCTGACCGCCGGTGTGGATACGCAGGACGACCGCATGGAATACGAGATTGTCGGGCACGGTCACTTCGGGGAAACTTGGGGGATTGAAAAGGGGATCATCATGGGCCGTCCGGATGATCCCTCCACATGGGATGGCCTTGATATGATGGTTTTCGATCGGGTTTTGCGATTCAAAGACGGTCTTGGCATGAAGGTCAGTATGTCCTTCATAGACGAAGGCGGGCACTTCACCGATTGGGTGCGACAGTTTTGCCGAAACCGAGTGGGAAAAAAGGTGTTCTGTATAAAAGGCTTCGATGGGGCTGATCGACCGTTTACCAGCCCTCCGAAGAAGATGAAAATCATCATCAAAAACCGATATCTGGGCACTTGCTGGCAGTACCAGCTGGGCGTGGATTCCGGAAAACAAATTATCATGGACAACCTCAGAGTGCAGGCACCGGGGCCGAAATACTGCCATTTCCCCCTTCGGGAAGACTATGGCGCGGCGTACTTCAATGGATTGCTTTCGGAGCATATGGTTCCGGAAGGCAAGGTACGCCAGCGGTGGGTTTGGAAGAAGATTCAAGGGCATGAGCGCAACGAACCGCTGGACTGCCGGAACTATGCGCTGGCGGCGTTCAAGGTCCTGCCGATCAATCTGGACGCAAAGGAGATACAGCTGCGAAGGGCGCGGGGCAAGGACGTGGAGACACGGACGCCGCCGCCAGTACCGAAACACGTGCCTCAAAAGAAAAAGTCCGGGCTAGATCGATATTATGACGAATGGTAGGTGAAATGGAATGCCGAGCAAAGTTGAAATTCGGGCGCGGCTGACGTTCTGGAGAAGCTCACTGGAAAAGCTGCGGGAAGCGTACCTTACCCTTTTGGACGGCGGCGTGAAAAGCTATAAAATTGGGAACGAGGAGCTTACTCGGCTGGATTTGGTTTCCCTTCAAAAACGGATGGAAGAAACCGAGAAAAAGGTGGACGAACTGGAGCTGCTGCTGGAGGATCACAAACCGCGGCGCTCCTTTTATGTGACGCCGCAGGATTTTTAGGGAGGGCGGCACGTGTATCAGGATAAACGAACAAAGCTGTACCTCCCATACGGTACACGGCCCAAAGCCAGCGGATACAGCGATGCCGGGGCATCTGTTACGCGTCGGGCACTGAAAGCATTCAAGGCGCGCAGCGGCAGCCCCAACGAGGATATCAACTGGAACAATTACACCTTGCGCCAGCGGAGCAGGATGCTATATATGTCCTCGCCGTTGGCGACATCGGCGATCAACACGAACCGCACCAAGGCGGTCGGTGTAGGGCTGTCACTGAAAAGCCGCGTTGACCGGGAAATCCTCGGCCTCTCCCCGGAGGCTGCCAAGGAGTGGCAGAGAAAGACAGAAGCGGAGTTCCACCTCTGGGCCGACCGGAAGGACGCCTGCGACGCCATCGGGATGAACAACTTTGATTCCCTTCAGCAGCTGGCGCTTTCCTCATGGCTGATGAGCGGCGATGTGTTCCCGCTGTTCAAACGCCGCCCGCCTGATTCGATCCGCCCTTATTCCCTTCGGATACATCTGGTGGAAGCCGACCGGGTGCGGACACCTGTGGAGTACGGCGTGTCAGCCTATCCGAGCATCATCAGTGGAAAGAATCCCGAAACGGGAAATCGTATTTTCGACGGCGTAGAGGTAGATGCCAGCGGCATGGTCGTTGCCTATTATGTACACTCGACTTACCCTTGGGAAATCACCAGTGAGCGGGACGAGTGGGTACGGGTGGAGGCTTACGGCGAGAAAACTAAGCTGCCCAACATCCTTCATGTTATGAGCAGTGAACGACCCGACCAGTACCGTGGCGTCAGTTACCTTGCCCCGGCCATTGAGCCGATCCTGCAAATGAACCGCTATATCAATTCTTCCCTGCAAATGGCGCTGATTCAGACCTATTTTACCGCATGGATCATTCTGAAAAGCAATACGGATGAAATTCCGTGGGAAAGTGTGGGCGGCTGGGAGAACGATTTGCAGACTTCCGGAGGAAGCTTTGAAAATGAAGCCCGTCCGCGCACAGACCCGGACGAGCTGAACATGGGACCGGGAACCTTTGGTACGCTGAAGGATGGCGAAGAGATCAAATTCGGGAATCCGACAATGCCTGTGCCGGGATTCGACGCTTTTGTAAAAATCTTCTGCAAGCTGATCGGCGCGGGAATGGGCATCCCCTATGATGTGCTGGTTAAGGAGTACAATTCCAGCTACTCTGCCGCCCGTGCCGCCCTGTTAGATTCCTGGGAGGATTTCCGGATGCGCAGGAAATGGTTTGTGGATGATTTCTGCCAGCCGGTTTATGAAATTTGGCTTTCTGAGGCCGTGGCCCGTGGGCGTATCCACGCGCCGGGCTTCTTCCAGGACCCGCTCATCCGTGCTGCCTGGTGCAGGGCGCAATGGATCGGCCCGGTACAGGGAAGCCTCGACCCGCTGAAGGAAGCGCAGGCCGCTGTCCTTCAGATTCAGCACGCGCTGAAGACACACGAACAGGTGACCATGGAGGTATCCGGCGGCGATTGGGATTCCAATGTGGAGCAGCTGGCGGCAGAAAACGCAAAGCTTGTTGCTGCCGGGGGCGGCAATATCAGCATCACAATGAACCTGGACGCCAAAGAAGCTGAAGACGGAGGCGATGAAAATGCCGAAGAAAAAAGGCGCAATTCAACCGGTTAATATCCGAAAAAATGCTTATGCGATGGAAACCGAAGACGGAAACAGCGCCGAAATCACCATGTATGGTGATATTTATGAGCAGCAGCCTAAGAATTGGTACGGAGATCCGATAGAGGGACAATTTATCACGTTGACCGAGTTCTTAAGCGACTTGGAGCGGCTGAGCAAATGCAAAGAAATTACGATTCGCATGAACAGCTACGGCGGGGATGCCGGGGTCAGCAACACCATACATAATCGGCTGCGGGAGCTGGCGAGGGACGGCGCGACGCTGTCCTGTGTTGTGGACGGTGTGGCAATGTCCGGCGGCTCGCTCATTATGTGCGCCTGTGATCATGTACGAGTCAACCCGTCCAGCTTGATCATGATCCATAAATGCTGGACGTTCCTTTTTGGAGGCTATAATGCCGATGAACTGCGGGAGCAAGCCGCCCAGCAGGATGCGGTGGATCGGATGCAGATTGAGATTTATAAACGTAAAACCGGACTGTCCGAAACCGTCCTGTCTCACATGATGAGAGATACGACCTACATGACGGGCCGGGAAGCGGCGGAAAAGGGCTTTGCGGATGAGGTAATTGAGGACGCAGAGCCTTTGGACATCGCAGCCAGTGCGGATGGACGGATGCTATTTGTCGGCGGGCGGCAGATGCATCTTGCGCCGGGGATGTTCGCCCCTGACACGATTCCAACGGTTACACCCGAGGCGGCTGACCCGGCTTTGATAAACAAAACCCAGCCGGTGCAGACCGGCGGACCGAATGGAGGAAAAACCATGGCAAAAAATCTAGAAGAACTCCGGAGCGAGAACCCGGAGCTGGCGGAAGCGCTGATGGCAGAAGCCAGGGCCGCCGCGTCTGCGGCTGAAAAAGTTCCTGCGCCGCAGGCGATCGAGGATGCTGTCAGCGCCGCTGTTCAGGCGGAGCAGAAACGCATTCAGGAGATTGACGAGTTGTCCGTGCTGTACGACGCGGAGACGGTCAAGGCGGCAAAGTACGGTGAAAATGCCTGCACCGCGCAGGAGATGGCCTATCGTGCTGCGCAGAAGGCAGCAAAGAAAGGCAAGAAGTTTCTGGATGATCTGGACGAAGATCTGAAAGCGTCCGGCGTACAGGGTGTCCAGGCTGCCGGTGACCCCGGCACGCCGCCCCATGAAGAGAACATGACGCCCAATCAGCGTATGGACGCCGCCCGTTCAAAGGTCAAAGCGTTGTTCCAAAAGGAGGAAAAATAACCTATGGCTAAAGAATTGCATCAGAAACTTGGCAGCATGGAGTACGACGGCCTGATCACCGGCCTGACCCCGCCTATCCGTGTCGATGGCGGAGTCATCGCGAAAATGGCGGCCCCTACGCTGCTGAAGCGCGGCACTCTGTTGGGGAAGGGCGACACCGGCTTGTTTTCCGTTTATGACGGCACAGGCACGCCGGATTGCATATTGTGCGATGACACCGAGGTTGGAACCGAGGCGGATATTCCTGTGGAGGTCTATGCCGCCGGATGCTTCGACCCGCAGAAGGTGACGCTTGCCGACGGATACACCATGACCCAGGCCGACAAAGACAAGCTCCGCGCCTACAGCATTGTATTCAAGGCCGCGTCTTCGGCTGAGTAAGGAGGAATCAGAATCATGCCTGCAACGTTGAATTTTTTTGATACTTACATCCTTATAGCGGTAATGGAGGAGGTCGTGCCGAACGCGTTCTTCTTCCGTGACCGTTATTTCCCCACCGGGGAAGGGGATGTTTTCGCCGCCGACAAGGTGCTGACCGAGTACCGCAGGGGCGACCGCAAGATGGCGGCGTTTGTCTCTGAGCGCATCGGGGACATTCCCATGGACCGCATCGGATACGAGATCCACGAGCTTCAGCCCGCGTTTATCGGGGTTTCCCGTCTGCTGACTGTGGACGAGTTGAGGAAGCGCGGTTTTGGCGAAGCGCTTTATGCCAATTCCACGCCTGCCCAGCGTGCCGCGCGGCTCCAGATGGACGATATGAGGGATATGGATCTCCGTCTCCGCCGCCGTGAGGAGTGGATGGCCGTCAACACCATGCTTGAGAATGCCTGCTTCATTCAGGAGTATGTGGACGCAGAAACCAAGGGCAAGGCACTCAGCGTGAAGTTCTATGAGGGGACCAGTGACCACCTTTACACCGTGGCGGCTCCCTGGACGACCTTTGCGGAGATGCGGCAGGACGTTATCGCCATGTGCCGGATGCTGTCCTATCGCGGTCTGCCCGTGGCAGATCTGCTTCTTGGCACCCAAACGGCGGACGCCATTCTTCAGTTTGAAGACCTTCAGAAGCTGCTGGACAAAAACAGCGGCATTGCCATCGGGGCTATCAATGAGCAACTGTCCGGATACACCGGTGTGGTCCTGTTGGGGACGCTCAACTTTGGAGGCTTCCGGCTGAACCTTATTTCGGTAGATGAAAGCTACATGGACGACGACGGCAAAACCAAGCCCTATTTCCCTGTAGACGCCGCTATGGTGACGGCTCCGAACTGTGGGCACCTGATGTACGGGCAGATCACCCAGATTGATTACGGCAGCACCGAATGCACCTCCCACCCTGGCATTCGTGTGCCGAAGTTCACGCTGGATCAGGACAAGGATACCCGTAAGCTCCGTCTGGCCTCCCGGCCTTTGGCGGCTCCTCGGAACTACTGTCCTTACATCCTTGCGAAAAAGGTGGTGAGCTGAGATGCGGGAGGTTGTGATCAGAACCGGCGTTTATGGCAGAAGGACAGCAAACGGCCGGGTAGCGCCTGTGTCCAAGGGAGAGCGGGTGACTCTTTCGGATGAGGAGGCGGCGCGGCTGGCAGACCTTGGCATTGCCGTTTATGCAGACGCCGCCGAAGCGCCCGCCGGTTCCTCCTCCGAGCCTTCCTCCGACATTGAACGCGCACCCGAACCGCCGTCCGATAGCCCTGACGCACATCCTGCCGGGGAAGCTGGCACAGACAGCGGGGAGAAGGTTTCGTCCGATGTGGACATTGTTCGACTGGAACGGATGCCAAAGTTAGATTTGGAGCAGATGGCTGCGGATTTGGGTGTGAATATTTCCCGTGCGAAGACCAAGCATGACCTTGCCATGCTGATTGCCGCCGCCGAAGAAGCGGAAGACGGCGAGGCCCCGCCTAACCTTGATACGGGGGATATCGTGCGATGAGCAAGTTCAAGGATATGATTCAGAGAGACATCAGAAAGGTCTTTCTGAATACGAATGAATTTGCCGAACGGCGCACGATCCGCTACGATGGGGTGGAATACACTGACATCCCTGTGGTGCTTGAAGGGCCTGCGAATGAGAAGCGCAATAGGCTGACAGATGATCATGTACAGGGCCTGTATCTTGTGACCGCCGTCCTCTACTGCGCCTTGGAGGGTCTGGGCGGCATGGTTCCCAAACAGGGCGACAGCCTGGAAATTACCACGCGCGAGGGCGGTAATTTCTTTCAGGAATTTTATGTTGCGGCGGCGACCAGCAACATGGGGATGCTGCATATTGAATTGGAGGCGATGGCACAGTGAGCGCGTTCCGTATAGACGCCATCGGGCAGGAGGAACTTGACCGCGTACAGGCGCTGCTCTCCGGTGTTGAGGGCGGCATGGCTAAAGTGGTCAGGGAAGCGCTTTCCAGAGCCGCCTCCCACCTGCGTACCACCAGTGTCAAGGCCATTCGGGAGAAATATGCGATTTCCGCCGCGGGAATCCGCGACAACGAGACGATTAGCATTTCAAATCTCGTAGGAGCGGGAGGTAATCAGGTATGGATTAAATTCGCGGGCAAGAAGATACCGCTGTACCGGTATGACGGAGCAGCGCCCGCTACGCCTACGCAGGATATCAGTCGCTGGGTGATGGCGGTAATTAGCGGGCAGGAGCGGTGGGTACATCCCGGTGTCGCGGCGCGCGGCCACGTCAGGAAGGATACGTCTTCCACCCAGTTCGAGAGCGCTTTTGTTGCAAAAATGCGTTCCGGCCATGTGGGAATTTTCGAGCGCACCGGCGGAAAAACCGCGAGCGGTGGAGATGCCATTCGAGAACTGATGGGGCTTTCCGTTCCTCAGATGCTGGGTAATGAAGAAGTGCAGGAAAGCTTGGCAAAGGATGCCATGAAAGTGTTTCAGGGTCGGCTGGAACACAATGTGACGGCAATTCTGAGCGGGATTTGGAGGTAATGGCATGACAAGGGTGATTTTGCTGGAACAGCTGAAGGTGTTTACAGAGGATGTCACGCGCGAGATTCTGCTTCCTGTGCAGATGCAGGAGAAGGACGAAAGCCAGCCTCCTGACCGGGCGGCTTCGGTTTACGTTCCCCGCCTGCCAAAGCTGAGCGCCTACAAACAGAAAGCCCCGTTCATTACTCATGAAAGCGTCACCAGCAAGGATATTTTGACGCAAGCTCCGAATGGCTATCAGTTTATGCAGGCAAGCGCTGTTGTGCGGTCCTGCTTTTGCGTGTATCACCCCAATGAACAGGAGGGCGGGTTGGCGTTGCTGAACCTAATGGAACGGCTTCGGATCGCTCTGCTGGAAACGGTCGTAATCGGGAAACAGTTCACGCTTGACGTGAAAGCAGGAGTCGAAACGCTGGTGTACCCCAGCAACCCAAATCAGACCGCGAGTTCACTGTTTTATCTTGGAGAGATGATCACGGTATGGAAAATCAAAGGAATTGAAAGGAAGGTAATCGATGACGAAGAAGGACACGGGCACATCCGAAAAGACGAATATGACCGCCGCTGAAACGGCGGCTCCCGCGCAGGAAGTAGTCCCCGCAAAGCCGGAACCGTCAGGCATTTGGTGTTATATCGGCCCGAACCTTGCGGGACTGATACAGTCCGGCAAGGTATTCCGAGGCACGCGGGCAAAGGCTTTGAAAGAAGCCGCTGCCGCGATTGAAAAGTATCCGCTGGTAAAGACGCTGATTGTTTCCGGAGAAAACTTAGCAGATTCGCGGATGAAAGTAAAAACGCCCGGCAATGCGCTGTATAAAAACTATCAGCGGATTGCTGCAAGCCGGGAAACGGGGGTAAATAATGGCTAATTTAGGCGTACATGTGTATGAACAGGCAACGCCGGTCAGTACGCCGGTCGTAGCTGATGTCGGCATTCCTTATGTGGTGGGGCTTGCGCCCGTCCACGCTGCCGAAAACCCTGCAAAATCGAACACCCCGGTAATCGTCACCAGCTGGTCAGAAGCGGTGGAGAAACTGGGGTTTTCTTATGACTGGAAAACCTACACGCTTTGTGAATTTATTTATTCGCATTTTCAGTTGTATGGCTGCCAGCCGGTTATCTTCTGTAATGTTTTCGACCCCGTGAAGATGCGGACGCAGGCCGAAGCGAGGGATTACAACGTAATCGACCGCTGTGCAAAGATCCCGTTTGATATGATTGCAGATACGCTGATTGTAAAGAACGGGGAAACGGTACTGGAACAGGATGAAGATTATTCTATTCTGTACGATGAGAATAAAAACGCCTGTATTATTGAGCTGTTAAGCACCGGCGAGGCTTATGAAGTGGTTTCGCTTAATGTCAGCGGTTATCAGGTGAAAACGGATGAAATTGTGATCGCTGATATCGTGGAAGGACTTGGCGAAATTGATTCCTGCATGAACACGGTAGGCGTGATTCCTGACCTGATTTGCGTTCCAGGGTTCTCTCATAACAGCGTTGTAGCGGCAGTAATGGCAACAAAGGCGGCAGGGATCAACGGCCTGTTCCGTGCAAAGGCAATTATCGATTGCGACAGCGGGGCAGACGGTGTGCGGCAGTATTCGGATTTGATTGGTTACAAGAATAAGAATAATTTTGTGGACGAAAACCAAATCCTGTGCTGGCCAATGGTAAAACTCGGTGATTATCAGTTCCATATGAGCACGCAGCTTGCAGGGCTGATGGCGCAGATTGACACGGAAAACATGGGCTGTCCGTATGAAAGCCCGTCGAATAAGCGGTACCAGATGGACGGCTGCTGCCTGGAGGATGGCACCGAGGTCAATCTGACCTTTGAACAGTCCTGCATTATTGCCGGTTACGGCATTGTAACGGCGCTTAATTTTATGTCCATGGGCTGGACATGCCGTAATAACTATACGGCGTGTTACCCATCGAATACGGACGTAAAGGACTACTTTATTCCTGTATCGCGTATGTTCGATTGGGTCGGAAATACCGTGATCCGTACCTTCTGGAGCAAGCTGGACAAGCCAATGACGCGCCGCTTTGCAGATTCTATTCTGGATACCTGCAATATCTGGCTGAATGGCCTTGTCGGTATGGAGCGCCTGCTCGGTGCCAGAGCCGAAATGCTGGCAAATGAAAATAACCTGCTTGATCTGATGGCGGGTATTATCAAAATTCACATTTACATGACGCCGCCCAGCCCTGCGCAGGAAATTGATTTCATCTTGGAATACGATCCGGCGTATGTAACTGCGGCGTTCTCATAACGGAAGGGGGAAAACGAAAATGAGCCAACAGCCTGCTGTATATATTAACCTTGAAATTTACGAAGACGGCAGAAACCTTTTGGGTGTTGCCAAAGTCCAGCTGCCGTCAATTACTTATCCATGCGTTACAATTTCCGGTGCTGGCATGATGGGTAATATGGAAGTACCGCTTTATGGCATGGTGGACAACATGACAATGAGCATTGATTTCCTGACTACCACAGAAGAGGCCGTAAGGTTGGCGGCACCCACCAAGCACCAACTGGATATGAGGGTTGCGGAGGAGTTCTGGGAAGTCGAGACCGCGGAGGTTGACATCTGGGCTGATAAGTTTGTTGTAATCTGCCGACCGAAGGAAATTGCACCGGGTACGGTTGCACCGATGGCAACTGCCGACACAAAGGGTACTTTTGCGGTCTATTATTATGCGGCATACAAAAACGGCAAACAACTCTGGGAAATCGATAAGCGCAATATGAAATGCGTCATTAACGGAGTCGATCATATGGCTCCGGTGCGCAAAGCGCTCGGTAAGTGAGGTACATGATTATGAAATCTTCTTGTACTTGCATTAACGTGGAAGCATATCAAAATATGAAAGTTATGGGCTGTGTGTTCAAAGCCGTTTTACCGGTAATTAGCCCTTCGATGGACAAAGATGCTCATATGAGTTTAACGCTTTGTTTTGCAAATCCGATGGACGCCATAAGAGCTCTTAACGTATCCGGCGAACAGCAGATTTGCATTAAAGCAGCGACCGAATACTGGGGTGTTGAAGAGGCTGATGTTTGTCTTTGCGCAGAAAAGCATGTTTTGGTTGCAACGCCGAAATGCCTTCGTCCAAACCCGATTGCACCGATGGAATTGGGGGGCGCGGTTTGCGAGTATGATGTAAGCTATTATGCCGCCTATTCTGATGGTGAAAAACTTTGGGAAATCCATCCTAAAAACAAGATTTGTGAAATTGGCGGGGTAGATTACTTAAAAGAAGAACGCGAGGCGCATGTCAAAAGCCAGGTGTCACTTCTCCCTGGAGAAAAACTTGCGTTTCAATCGGAAAGGACTTGATATTATGGAAAAGAAAATTCAGATAGATTACACTCGCACGAAAGTGCAGTTGTCCAGGCCTGTATTGCATGACGGTAAGGAACTGAACGAAGTTTCTTTCGACTGGGGCAGCCTGACCGGCAAAGATATGCTGGAGATTGAACGGAAAATGAATGCAGCAGGTAAAACGATGGGGTCTGCACGTTTCTCCGGGGATTTCCTGCTTGGCATGGCGGAACGCGCCAGCGATCAGCATCTGGATAAAGGCTTTTTTGAACGTATGCCGCTTGGCGATTATCATAATGTGCGGGACGGCGCAAAGAATTTTTTATTCTATTCGGAACTCCAAAACACGGCTTTGGAAGATGGTTCCGAAGACAATGCCTGATCTTGTCAGAGCTTGAAAGTGGTTTCACTGTCGATTGGCTACTGTCCATCCCGCTTATTGAGTTTGGGGAGTGGTGCCAGGTTTGCAGCGGGCTTGCGCAGGAACGGGCAAACAAGCAGAAAGCACAATCGTAAGGGGGCTGACTGATGGCAGGGAAACAGCATGAAATAAAGTTCCTTCTGGATGCTCAGATGGGCGGCGGCTTCAGTCGGTCTTTTCAGCGGGCACAGCAGGAAATGGCTGCGGTTTCTAAGGAAATCCAGCAGCTGAACCATGTACAGCGCGACATTTCAGGCTATCAAAAGCAGCAGGCGGCGGTTGATAAGACCGCCGCCAAACTCGACCGCCTGAAAAAAGAAGAACAGCTGATGCAGCAGGAGCTTAACGCGGCGCGGGCGGTGCAAACGAGCACCAGCGAGGCGGCGCGGGCGGCGGCTGCATCCATGGGCGCGGAGAGCGACAAAGCGAAGGAGCTTGCCCTGGAAGCGCAGCGGGCGGCGCAGAACACGGCGCATTTGGAGCTTAGCCACCAACGGCTGACTGACCGGATCAAAGACACGGACGGTGCCTTGGAACGCCAGAGGGAGCGCCTGCGGCAAACAGGCGAGGCCTTACAGGCTGCCGGGGTCAGCACGGACAACCTCGAACGTGAGAGCCGCGAGCTGGCCCAGCAGCTGGAAGCCCTTCACACTCGGCAGGAAGAGGTCGCAAACGGCGCACAGACCTTTGGAGATCAGGCGGCGAATGCGATTGAAACGGTCGGGCAGGCAGTTGCAGCGGCAGGCATCGCAAACGCATTTGGAGAGATAAAAGACGGCTTTTTACAAGCGGTCAACGTCTCCAGAGATTTCAGCGCATCCATGTCAAATGTGGAAGCATTGTCCGGTGCGAGTGCATCCGAAATTGCCGCGCTGAATGCACAGGCCAAGGAACTCGGTGCAACAACACAGTTCACCGCGAAACAGTCCGCCGATGCAATGGGCTATATGGCAATGGCGGGCTGGAATCCAGAGCAGATGATGTCTGGCATGGACGGCGTGCTTTCGGCAGCGGCAGCCTCCGGTGAAGACCTTGCAATGGTGTCCGATATCATCACGGACAGCATGAGCGCATTTCAAATGGGCGCGGAAGAAACAGGGCATTTTTCGGATGTTCTGGCAGCTGCGGCAGCGAACGCAAATACCAGCATCGGTATCATGGGCGAAACGTTCAAAGGCTCCGCTTCCGTTGCCGGTGCGCTGGGATATTCTATTGAAGATGTTGCCGTTGCAACCGGCCTGATGGCGAACGTCGGAGTAAAAGGCAGCATTGCCAACACGGCGCTCCGCAACACGTTTAACGGTTTGCTTGGCGGCGTAACGCTGACCGGCAAGGCGTTCGGCGAATACGAATATACCGCGATCAAGGCTGACGGTTCCATGAAAAGCCTTGGCGATACGATCAACGAACTGCGCGGATATTTTGAGCAGATGACCGAATCCGAACGCGTCCTGAACGCGCAGGAAATCGCAGGCGAGCGCGGTTATAACGGTTTGCTTGGTGTCCTGATGGCATCCGAGGAAAGCTACGAAAACCTCACAGAAAAGATCAACAACTGCGAGGGTGCAGCCGCCCGGATGGCCAAGATCAAGATGGACAACCTGCACGGCGACATCCTGCTGGCAGAATCGGCGTGGGAAGGTTTCCAGATTGCCGTTGGCGAAAAGGCAACTCCGGCAATGCGGATGTTTTACCAGGTGCAGGCGGATGTGCTCAGCGGCATGGGCGAGCTTGTGGACGCGCATCCGGCGCTTGCGCAGGGTATCATGACAACAACCGGTCTGTTCCTTGGCGCAACGACTGCCGTAACCGGACTTTCAGCTGCTATAAAGGTATTTAAGGCGCTTGACGTAGCATCTTTATTCATGGGCCCGGCTGGATTGGCGCTGAAAATTGGGGCAGGCGTAGCCGTGGCGGCTGGCGGCGTGGTGGCGCTGACCTCTGCTTATCGGGAACAGGTTCCATCTGTACGCGAGCTGACAGAGGCTTCCCGCGAGATGCAGGAAACGCTTGACGCGGGTGCGGCAGCCTACGAGGACACGATGGCTGAAACGCTCGCGGCGGCAAATGCAGCGGATGTGTACATAAGCAAACTGGAACAAATGGGCGATATCAAATCGCTTGACGCTTCCGGCGCGCAGGAGTATAAAAACATCCTTTCGCTTCTGGCGGAAACCATACCGGAGCTTGCGGACGGCATCAATTTGCAGACCGGCGAAATTGACGGCGGCACTGCTGCTTTGCGTGCTAACACGGCGGCATGGCAGGAGAACGCAAAGGCAAAAGCATATCAGGATTATTATACAGAAATGTATAAGCAGGAAGCCGATCTGATGATCGAGCTTGAGAAAAATAAGGTTGGCCTTTCTAAAGCGACGATTGCACAGGAAGAGGCGGAAAAGAAACGTGCGGATACGCTGGAACGCATGAAATCAGCCAACGCACGAGGACATAAGACCGGAGATTTTAGCGAGTATTATGCATTGGAAAGCTCTTTGGATGGAATATCTTCCGAAATTAGTCTTGCCGAAGCATCTGCAAAAAACTATGAGAAAGCGATCACAGACGGTGAAGCGGCGCTTTCTGATTATCGCGTTACCTCCGAGGATACCCGGCAGGCAATCGAAAACCTGACTTCTGCAACAGAGGACAGCAGCACGCTTTCTGCGGAAACTACTGCGCAAATGCAGGGTGTCAAAACGGTCATGGATGAAGCCGGAGCTTCCTTGCTGTCTCTCGCGGAGCGGTACAATGAGGTGTATGATGCTGCCTATGAATCCATTTCTGGCCAGTACAGTCTTTGGGATAAGGCGGCAGAGGTCGAGGCGGTCAGCGCCGGAAGCATTAACAGTGCGCTTGAAAGTCAAATCAATTATTGGCGGCAGTATGATTCCAATATTGACGCCCTGACAGCCCGCGCTGGGGCTATTGAGGGTTTAAGCGAAATGATTGCCAGCTTTGCCGACGGCAGCGCGGATAGTGTAAACGCGATTGCAGGCATGGCAAAGGCCAATGACGGCGACCTCAAAAAGATGGTTGAGAACTGGAAAACCCTGCAAAAGGAGCAGAAAACCACATCTGAAAGTCTGGCACAGATGAATACAGATTTTCAGGGCGAGCTTGACCAAATACTGGAGTATACGCAAAGCACTATTGCCGCAATGAATCTCAGCGAAGAAGCCCGGCAGAGTGCAGAGGCTACGATGCAGGCCTTTGCAAAGGCGGCGAAAGACCAGATGTCGATTGTGCAGAGTGCGTTCAACGCTGTAGCGGCTGGTGCAATGGACAGTTTCAACCGTGCGCTCAGCAATCGTCCCAGCATCAGCGACACTCTAAATGTAGGCCTTGCGAATGTAAAGGGATCGTTTGAAGCGATTGGTGGATTTGCCTCCGGCACGCCGAATGCACCTCCCGGCTGGGCATGGGTCGGTGAAGAGGGCCCCGAGCTGATGTACTTGCATGGCGGCGAAACCATCCTCCCTGCGGAAACGTCTGCAAAAATGGCCAATATTCCGTGGTATGCATCCGGCACTTCCAATGCGGAACGCGGCCCCGCGCTGGTTGGAGAAAACGGCCCGGAGCTGTACACCGAGCCGAAACCGCTTTATACATTTGACGGCAGCAGCGGACAAAACGGCGGCGGTGCAACTTACAACATTACGCTGAATCATTCGCCTACCTACAATATCGGCGACAGCTCCAATAAAGATGCGCTGATAGATTTGTTTAACAACCTGACAGTGGAGCAGGCTGAAAAACTTGCTGAATTGATTCTTGACGTGCTTGCCGATCATGAGCGCAATAAAGCATTGGAGGATTTCTAATGAAAACCTACCGGACAGTACAAGGCGATATGTGGGACAGTATTGCCTATTCCCAACTGGGAAGCACGGACTATACAGACCGTTTAATGAATCTAAATCCTGCTTACCGGAATTATTATAGTTTCCCGGCGGGAATCGTATTGACCCTGCCGGAACCTGTTTATAAAATCAATAAAAAATTACCGCCATGGAAGAAGGTTAACGTATGAGTAATCCTAATTCAGCACGCAGGACACGGCCCGTTATCAAGTTTGCAGGCGTTGACATTACAGATGATATCCTGCCCTATCTGTTGTCTGTTACATACGTTGATAACGAAGAAAATGAAGCGGATGATTTAACCCTTAAATTGCAGGACAGGGATGCGTTGTGGCTGGAAGACTGGCTGAATGAAGCGATTGAAGGTGCAGCGGCGGCAAAGCTGAAAATCCGTTGTTCGCTGATCCGCGAGAACTGGACGGGCGGCGGGGAAGATATCACTTTACCTTGCGGGGAATTTGAAATCAGCAGCATTACAACCGCTGGTCCGCCCGCGGTTGTCAATATTAAAGCAAGCTCGCTTGCTTTCAGCGGCACAATGCGCCAGACAAAGAAAAATAAGGCGTGGGAATCCTATAAACTGTCCGGCATTGCAAACGAACTGGCAGGCGCGAACGGGCTTTCCTGCATGTATGAAGCATCCTCCGATCCGTTTTATAAGCGTGTCGAACAGTCCAAAGAAAGCGATATTGATTTCCTTTTAGGCCTCTGCAAAGACGCAGGAATTTCACTGAAAACTACGGACGGTATGATTGTGCTTTTTGATCAATCGGAGTATGAAAAAAAGCCGCCTGTAATGACGATCCAGCGCGGCAGCGGTGTTTATACAAAGTATCAGCTGATTGCAGGTACGGCAGATTCGCAGTATTCCTCCTGCCGTGTTTATTACGCTGATCCGAAGACTGGGAAATGTATTGAAGGGATTGCAAAAGTTGATGATTATAATAATGATGCAAAAACAAATCAGCAGCTGGAAATCTCTGCAAAAGTATCCGATGCAGCCGAAGCGAAAACACTGGCGGAAAAGCATTTGCGGCTGCATAACAAGATGAACCGCACCGCGTCCCTTACGCTTCCCGGAAGCCCCGAATTAGTTGCGGGTGTAACGGTACAGCTGGAGCATTGGGGCGGATGGAGCGGCAAATATATTGTGAAAAAGGCCACGCATAAGGTTGACTCTTCCGGTTATACGACAAAGGTCGAACTGCGCCGTGTGCTTAGTGGGTATTGATTTATGGATGAGAATGAGAAAAAGATTCTTTCCAATCTGGTTCGTGTTGGAATTGTAACTGCCGTCAACAACGAAGAACACCTTGCACGGGTGATGTTTGATGATACGAAGCTGCCTTCCGGCTGGCTTATCGTACTTGACAACCGGCCCTTTATCCCGGATTATGGCGGGCCGCAGCGCACGGAATATTCAGCAGGCGGAAGCGGCTTTCCTGCCTATGAAAACCATAAGCATGACCTGATTATAAAACAGTGGATGCCTGTAGTAAATCAGCCGGTTCTGGTGTTGTTTCTGCCCGTCAAAAATGCGGACGGCTTTATTCTGGGAGGAATGCAGTAATGGTTGTAGGCTGCCTGGGAGAAATCGTTTTTCAGGTCTCCGATGAGATTGTAAAAACGATTAACAATATGCAGTGGTCGGGTTCGGTGCGCTTTGCAACGCATCAGCGGCATTTACAAAATGCGCTGACGGAATTTACAGGTGTTGACCCGGATAAAATGTCGTTTGACATTGATCTGGTGGAAGAGCTTGGCGCAGACCCGATGGTCGAAATGGTCAAGCTGTGGGAATATGAACGCGCCGGAGAAGCTGTGCCTTTGGTCATTGGTGAGAAAGCTTATGGCAAATACCGCTGGACAATCCTGAGCCACAAAATGAAAGCAAAGGCGCATGATTACAAAGGCAGTGTCAGCTGTGTAACGGTCTCCGTAGAATTGCAGGAGTATTTGGAGCGATAATCATGAAACAGACTTATCAGGTGAATGCAATGGATTTGAAAAAGCTCCGTCTGCTGGAAACGGAAACAGTCGCTTCTGTACTGCAAAACATTGCAATTATTTTGAAAACGCCCAAAGGCAGCGTGCCGATGTATCGTGAATTTGGCCTGTCACAATCCTTTCTGGACAGGCCCATGCCAGTGGCAAGAAACATGCTGAAAGTTGCCGTCAGGGAAGCTATAGAGCGCTGGGAACCGCGTGCGGAGGTTGTAGACGTAACCTTTACGGGAAATGCGTCCAATCCCGGCGAGCTGAATCCCATAGTGGAGGTGAAAATCATTGGCGAATAGGAACCCGAGCTATCAGTTTTTAAGCACCGACCCGGCGGAGCTGGAAGCGCAGCTTGTTTCCAAGTTTGAGGAAATTACAGGCAGAAGCGTACTTCCGGCAGACTTGGAAAAATTGTATATCCAGTGGGTCAAAGCGGCTATTTTACAGGAGCGTGTTTTGAATAACTACACCGGCAATCAGAACATTCCCAGCCGTGCGGAGGGCGAAAACCTTGACGCGCTGGCAGAGCTGGTTTATGTGCAGTCACGCCCGGAAGCAGAACCGGCGTATTGTACAGAACGCTTTTACATTTCGGAGCCGCAAAACACTGCTGTTTTGATTCCGGCGGGTACGCGCGTAACGGATGCCAGCGGCACGCTTGTCTGGGAATCAACCGAAGATGCTGTAATTGAAATTGGCGCGGTATATGCAGATGTACGTCTGCGCTGCCAGACCGCCGGGCTTGCCGGAAATGACTATGCAATCGGACAGGTCAGCAAGTTGATTGATTTGTACGATTATTACAACCACTGCGAAAATATTACTGTAAGCGGCGGCGGTTCCGACCGGCTGGATGATGAAGCGTTTTATAATCTGATGCGTGCCAGTATGGATGGTTACAGCACGGCGGGCGGGGTTGGTAATTACATCTATCATGCAAAACGCGCATCCTCTGAAATAGCAGATGTTGTAGCTAATTCACCCACTCCGGCTACGGTTTATATTTATATCCTTATGAAGGACGGAAGTCCGGCAAATGAGGAGATGAAAGCCTCTGTATATAACGCCTGTAACCCGGATAATGTGCGTCCCTTAACCGACCTTGTGTGCATGGGTGAACCGGAAATTATGCCATATAATATTGATTTTAGTTATTGGGTGCACGACACAAAAACGGTTGGTTCTGCGGCGATTCGTGCAAGGATTGACGCCGCCGTACAGCAATATATAAAATGGCAGAGCGCAAAACTTGGACGGGATATCAATCCTTCTTATCTGATTAGTTTATTGATGCAAACGGGCGTGAAACGCGTAGAAATACGGGAACCGGTATTTACATCCCTACGGGATGGTACGCTTGCACTGGGATGGGAATATGAATACCCGGAGACGGTCCCGCAGCTTGCAGAAGCTGGCACTGTTTCGATTGTGAACGGGGGCTATGAGGATGAATGATCCGCACGGTATTACAGCGGAAAACCTGATGAGGACGCTACCGGTTGGCATCGGATGGGATGAAACAATACAGGCGCTTGGAGCTTTAGCAGCAGAAACGCTTTCCCGCCGCCCGGAGGAAATCAGACGTTTGTTAATCTATCCCAATATTGATAATTTGGATGAAGAACTGCTTGATATCCTTGCCTATGATTTTAAGGTCGATTGGTGGGATGGGGATTATTCCCTGGAAGAAAAACGCCGTACATTGAAAGACAGCTGGCGCGTTCATCGGATGCTTGGAACGAAAGCAGCGGTTGAAACTGCTATCTCTGCGATTTATCCAAAATCTGCGGTAAAAGAATGGTTTGAGTACGGGGGCAGGCCGTATTATTTTAAGCTGGAAATCAATGCCACGGGAAGCAATGGGGATTTGGATAAACAGCGGCGCGTATTGCAGCGGCTGAATTATTACAAGAATCTCCGTTCCCATCTGGACAGTGTTGACTATACAATCGACCTTCCGCCCGCAACTCTTTATCTTGGCGGTGCAGTCGGTACCCTCACCGAATTCGGAACCCCGGAACAGCCCAATACCTACGATTTCCGGCAGTACCTGCATATCGGCGGTACAGCCGGGATGCACACGCAAACGAGCTCTCCGGAAGCGCCGTATAAACCGGATTTTGCAAGTACGCTCCATGTGGGTGGCAATGCCGGAATTCATGCGGTGCATACAATACCGCAGAACCCGCCGCCGTTCAGCATCCAGCGGAATGGAAGTGTTTGCACCATCATTATGAACCCACCAGAAGGGAGCTGATAGCCAATGGATCAGGCTTATAAACCTACCACGCACGGCCTTGCCGTTATGGCGGCGTGCCTTGCATTGGAACGACCTTTTAAGATTACCCGTGTTGCTTTTGGCAGCGGCAAAGTGGACGAAAACACCAACCTTGCGGACGTGCACGAGCTGCTTTCTTCCGTGACGGACGGCGCAGTCTGCGACCGCAGGCACGAGAATGACCGGTTTTTCTTTACAATCCAGTTTTCCAACGCGGAGCATCCAGAGGTAAACACCTTTTATTTATCGGAGTTTATGGTCTTCACGGAAGACCCGGAGACCGGTGAGGAAACTGATCTGATTTACGGCACGCTTGGAGATTACCGGCAACCTATTCCGGCGTATAACCCGATGTATCCGCCCAGTACGTTTAATTTCCCACTGACGCTTATTCTCTCGAATGAGATCAACGCTTATGTAACCGCCCCTGCCGGGCTTGTCACCTATCAGGATTTGGGGATTTTGATTGACGCGCTTGGAACCCGTCGGCTTCCCATCACCATACCGGTGGACGGTTGGCAGGATAACCCGGATGGCGGCGCTTATTCTTATCGTGCAGATATCCCCGTGGAAAGCGTAACGACCAAGCTGATCCCGCAGCTGTTTTACCCGCCGGAAAGCGCGGAGCGTGCCGGGTATTATGGCCTCTCTCCGGTCTGTGAAACGCTGGATGGCTTGCTGCGGGTTTGGTCGAAAG